TTACCTTCTTCGCCTGATTTTACTTGTGAGTATTTTTGAACACGAGTTAATTTTCTACTTGCGTCATAACTTAATCCAGTAATTTCAAAACCCATACGAGGTAAAGATGTTGCAAATTCTCTACTATTTAAATTTGCTTGTTGATCTAATCTGACCATAAACTTTTCTTTAGGTGCATATGCAAGAGGTACTTTTATTCTACTAGTTACACCACCTGTACTATTAGTTCTTTGTATAACTATATTATTAAACACTTGTCCAAATGCAACAATAAGTTTTCTTAAACTTTGATTATAAAATCTATTACCTAACATTAATTATCCTCATCTCCAAATGGATTTCTTTCAGTAAAGTCTAATATATCATCTAACGCTGACGAGGTATCAAAACCTGCTTCAGTATCTAAATCTGTATTAGCAGCATAAGATGATTGTTGTTGTATAGATGATTCTGTAAAGTCTTCATTCATTAAGAAAGTAGGTTCTCCAGATGATAAATCTTGTTCTAATCTTATTGATCCTTCGCCATCTAAAGCAACTTGACCACTCTCTAAAGTAAATTTGTAATTTAATTGATTTAATGTGTACTTGTCTTCAGCACCATCTATAACTTCTAAACCTGTATCAAGTTTCTCACTAGAATATTCCCAACGAGTCACTCTTAATTTGTAAACTGGTAATTGACCTAATGCAAAGAAAGGTTCCTGATCTTCAACAAACTGTATTTCAAAAAATGAGTTCATTAAAGGATAGTAAATTATATCACCTTCGTTTGGTCTACCTGTAGCAATTAAACTATCTTTTAATCCAACGTGATAATCCCACGCTCTTTTAGATACCATAAATGTAGTATCTTCTCTAATTTCTAAACCGAATTTTGAAACTATTTCTTGTTGACCTGCAAAACCTTCAGTTGATTCTACATACATCTCTACCATCCAAGAGTCATCAAAACGAGAAGTCGTATCTTCTCCTAAGATTAAATCTCTATTGACTAGTGTTCTTGGCAGGTAATAAACATCGTGGCCGTAAATCTTTAGACCCTCTACGATTAAGTCTTCGTAAAGTCTTTTCTCGTTTTGATTACCAATGCCGTTGCCACCTTGAAAGTAATGATTAACTGGCATAGTTTTATCCGATCATAAAGGCTGGATTTAATTCAAATGTGCTTCTTATTTCTAATTCTAGTTTTTCTATATCAGCACACGCTTCTGAATATATTTGTTGTCCATTTAAAGTTACGCCACCAACCATTGCAACTCCATTAAATTTAGATAAGTTAGCACCCCATTGTTTTTTGAATAGAGCAGTAGTATATCTTTTTAAATATATGTCATTGAAAACATCTGTATAAGTGTTAGGGTCTAATCTTCTATAACATTCTATTACTAGGTATTCGTCTTCTTCTAAATCATTTTTCCAATCCATATCAATGTAAAGTCTATTGTCGTGTTGATTAAATCTCATAGGTTTTTCACCTACAAGTATATGATCTAAAAAATCTAAATGTCTTAAAACAACATCATAATTAACCATTGAAGTTGAAGAAAAATCATATAGGTCATTTAATCTCATTTGATACCTAACATCAAATAGATTCATATTACCTTTGTTTGTAATTGGAAAGATATTAATAATAGAAAGAACGGTCTCAGGTACTACTAGATAATTTTTATCCTCATACCAAGTTGTTGAAACACTTGAATCTTTTAAATCTGATTTAGTTTCACTTTCCTGATTTAAACCTGATAAACGAGTTTTGTCAGCAGCAGTTAATTTGTATTTTAAATATGTTCTTCTAATACCATCATAATGATACTGTTGAAAATACTGTACTGCTTCGTCTATTCTATCTTCTAATTGGTCATCATCAACATTTATTTCAATCACTGGTTTACCCAATGCTCTCAATGAATATTGCTTTAATGTTTCTCGTGTAGCTGGTACTGCCATAAAAATCCTCTTTGTTACTACTATTTATAAGAATTATTTAATGGTAGGAAAGAGATTATCAGCACAAAACAACTTAATATCTTCTTCAGGTAAACCTAAAGATTGCATTGTTTTTGGTGTATGGGGATTCTTTTGTTGATTAATACAGTAATAATTCTGTGCTTTTATGACATCTTCTTTAGTAGAATCGTTGTCATAATCACCTATCTTGTCAATATATGCGTTTAAGTTTGATAAACCCATTGTACATATTTGTTCTAATTCCTTTTCTTCTCTTACATTACCAGCAGCAATCATTCCTGGACTAAAGATATTCTTTGCCCAATCAGGTAATTCTCTTACCTTTGATGGTGTAAACCATTTGTTTTCTTCTATAAAGTATTTTGTTAATGCGTGTTCTTTTTTAAGTAATGGAGAAAAGTCGTGGAACGCACCAGTAACTTTACTCTTGCCTGCAATAATATCAAAACCGTAAATAGGTCCACCATTTGTAGTATTAGGAAATAGACATATATGTGCCATCCATAATCCTTTTGATTCTCTAGCGTCAACTACATCTACGTGTGCTCTTCTAATACTTTTATTCTTCCAAGTACGGTTTGTCCAGTTAGGATTATTAAATCTATCCATACCTGGTTCTTTGTATTCAACTAAATGTTTATCTAAAACTTCTATAATTTCTTTTTCTAGTTTGATTAATCTTTCCCAAATCATTAATCTTTACCTTCAATACTTGTTCCTTTGAAAGGATCATTTTCTGTATCTCTATTATCTTCATCAAAGACTTCATCTGTTAATACTAAAGGTTTACCGATTTCGTTCATTTCTTTGAATAAATTTGTAGCAGATTCAAA